CATTACAATCCATTCCATGTTAAATCAAAAAGGAAACGGAATGACCGAATTCGAAAGCAAGTGCTACGGAATGTCACAAGAGGATATCCGTGAGAGCTATATGGATTCCATCACCGCTCGGTGTTCCGGTCTGGAAATGGTGGTCATGGGAATCCTATCGGATTGCCAAGAGCTCATCGCCATGTCCGACAATAATGCCGAAGCCGTACGGAAGCAGCTGAATGTCGCCAAATTCATCCTATCGGAAATGCTTGAGGCGCAGCGGGTTTAAACCCACCGGATTGGTCAAGTATTCCAAACATGCTTGCCAATCCCCCCAATTCTGGTATAATCCATTCCATGTTAAATCGTAAAGGAGCTAAAATGTCTGGAAACCGTGAGGCCTTGAAGGCCGCCATTGCTGAGGTTAAGCGCCTCCGTGTTATCGTTAAGGAAGAGCGCATTGTACTTAAGGCTCTCCGTGTTAAGCAGCTGCAAGCCAAGCGGGATGCCGCTGTTGAGCGTGCTAAAGCACGTTTGGAGAAGCTGTTGTCCAAGCAGGTTGGTGCCGTTGGTACCAAGGCCAAGCGTGCTGCAAAGCGGCCTTCGAAAGCTGTAGTACTTACAGGGGAGGCTGCTCGTGCTGCGGCTTGAACGGTTTGCTTTAGGTGTGGTCTATTTGTTGGCCACTTTCGTCCTGTATTTGGACCTTTTTGTGTGGAGGATGTAATGGGTAAAATGAGCAAGGATGTGGTACCTTTCGATGGTGTCCAGGTATTTGATACCGAGCCAGTGTATGTAACCAATCCATTTTCAGGTGATGGTATTGAGCTGACGCCTGTAGCGGCTACGGTGTATGATATCGTCATGGGTGCTAATGCTCTTGGTGCTTATGATACAGTCCGCAAGGGGCTGGATTGGTTTCGCCGATTCTACCCCAGGGAGTATATGGTACTCCTAGACTAATGGCAAGCCATTAGGTGTCCCCCTGGGCGAGCGACCCCCAGGTTTTTTAAAGCGATCCCTACGGCTAATGACCCACCACTCCGGTGGGTTATTTTTTTGGTGCTTGCCATTTTCGCGGATTCTGGTATAATTCATTCCATGTTAAATCAAAAAGGAAACGGAATGACGGAAGATAGGAAATCGCTCCTTAAGCAGCTTGTGGATATGAGAATTTTACGCCGCTCGATATCCGACAAGCCCGGTTTTAACGCTTGGGGCGATTCAGCCGACGGCATCATGGTAAGGGACTTGGACGTGCTAATTGAAAAGCTCGCTGCTGAGCTTCACGTTAAGCCTTGGTTGACCATCAGCTATATTTGATAAGGAATAAAATGGTAAAGCTCTCCAAAACCTCCAAGCTCGGTACCAAAAGCTGGTCCCTGCAAGCTATTGAAACCTGCCCTGGTTCTAAAGCCGCTGATGGCGGTCTGGTTCCCGCTTGTTCTGGTTGCTACGCCACCACCGGAATGTACCATTTTGGTGCTGTGAAAGCTGTCCGTGCTGACAATAAGGAGGACTGGAAGCGTGAGTCCTGGGTGGGTGATATGGTGGTCGCTCTCCGCAAGGACAGCCATTTCCGCTGGTTCGATTCTGGGGATGTATACTCCCTCGAGCTTGCCGAAAAGCTGCTGGCCATCATGGTGGCTACACCCAACACCAAGCACTGGCTTCCCACCAGAATGTATAAATTCCCCAAATTCCAGAAGGTGCTTGCTGCCATGCAAGCTCTTCCTAATGTAATGGTGCGTCCATCCAGCGATGCTGTGGATGGCACCTTCACACCTGGCGTCCATGGCAGCACCATTGTACCTGATGCTACCTCGGCACCTGATGGTGTTACAGTATGCCGTGCATATGAGCAAGGCGGTAAGTGCTTGGACTGCCGTGCTTGCTATGATAAGGCACTGCCGGTGATTGGTTATGTGGCTCATGGACGCAAAATGGCCAAGGTCATACGGTTAGCGGTTGCTTGAGATTGGTTGGAGAGAGCTTAAGGACGCTTCGGCGTCCTTTTTTTTGGCTATTGGAAAGCCAATCGAGCATTATACTGTATGGATGGACAGTAGGCAACCGACTGTTGTATGGATCCAACGGTGGCCATGGGGAAGCCGTTAGCTAAAAAAAGCCCCACCAGGTCAAACTCTTTTTTTCCATTTTTTATTTTTCGGGGCCAGATTCAAGGTTTTCAAATTTTTTTTCGGAGCCCCATCCTAACCATTGTTCGTTATCAGTATATCCACAAAGGGTGTCTGATCAACATTCTGACACCAAGTGGTTATCAAACCACAGAGTTGTTTTACATCATTCGTATTCATAGTATAGTGTGTGCCAAATTCATCCATAATTGTCACTGTAAAACTTGAATTACTTTCGTCTTTTTCTTTTATCGGTCTTTTTATCACACACAATTTCTCCATTATTAATATTGGTGTATTCATCCTCAGTAATCTCTTGGTGTTTCGTAGATTCTGTCCAATAGAGACCATTCGTGAATTGCAACACTTCTTTTAATTTTATTCCAATGGATGTGAATGTGTACTGGAATCCAGTTTTCATTACCACATCGACTTTATAGTATTTGCCTTTGAAAGTTTCTGGTGTATTCATAACCTTGCCATTAGTTGTTCAGCAATCTTTGTGCGGTCCACCTTGGACTTTTCACCCAGAATAATTATCGCATACTTATTGTAAACATTCTCGACTATCAGAGCCAAACAAAACCCTGCACTTTGAGTGAATCCTGTTTTACTCAGCGATATGTTTTCGTTTTTCTCAAGCATATCCAAATTTGTGTTGTACAGATAATTCTTTTTTTCTCTGAATTGTTGTGTGGATGATATTCTCTTAATTATGGAATACTTCTCTGCTTCCATTAGAACATTCACATATTCTCTACTGGTACTTACATTGAAAATTGAAAGACCACTTGGATCATGGAAGTGTGTATTCTGTAAACCCAATTGAGCCGCTCGGCGGTTCATCTGTGATATGAAATTATATCGGCCACCTGGATATGATTTTGCTATTTCTTCGGCTGCACTGTTGTCTGAACGTATTAATAAACGCTTCAGTAAGTTGATATTGCATTTACCGGTATCAACACAGATAATTGCCGTCATTAACTTGGATAGACTGGCAATAGACGATAGTTCTGTGGAATTGTTACTTTGAATTACTGTGTGTGAAGAAATGTCATAAACTATGTGAGATTCTTTGGATGTTCCCGCAAAAGAGAAACTGTATAAATTCAAAGAAAGACATAGAACGAAAACTATAAGTTTCATTTTATGGACCAACGATTATCTCTAAAGTCCAATAGATATCTCAACCAAGAAAAACCACCTTTTCCGTCCTTCATCCAATATTTCCAATTCGCATTAAGGTCATACTCCTTATATGAGTAACCTTTGGTCTCCATGTAGTGGATGTAAACTGCGTCAAGGAATTCTTTGGTCATTTTTTATTTATTTCTTGTTGATTCTCGGACGGGTCAACAAATTTGTATGGTTTATTATAGTCCGAATGAAAGAATGGATTGAGATAACCAAAATGCCAACCCCATGACTTCCAATACTTGTGTACCAAATTATTAATAATTAATAATCCTATTACGATTACCAATAAACTGAAGATAACCAAAATTGTTGCGGATAAAAAGATAGAAACCGAATCTATTGACATATTATTCTCCTATTGAATTTTTGTGATTTAACATTCGTTTGACACAACCATCACATTTGATATTGAAAACGGAAGTTCTCAATTCTGGATCAGAACAATATTCGCAATATTCTTCCTTTTCTCTTGCACAATCCCAAGAAGCTCTCAACCAATCTTTAGCATTTTGTGGAGTCATTGTTTTGAACACATCGAAAAACCTCTCACTTCGAAAGGAATATCCTTCCATTTCATGGAACCAATCATCAAAATTTTCGTATTTCATGTATTTCATATAAAATCCTCGGAAGCGCTGGAAAAATCAACGCATATCAAAATATCTGTAGAGTTTGACATAATATTTAAAACGAATTGGTTCTTGTTCGATGTTTGGAAGATTATCTCCAAAAATCTCTACCATACGATTGTAGTGGTGTAATAATTCCTCATCACTCATAATATTTTTTGTTGAGTGATTCCAGAATAACCATGACTTCTTCACCTGTCATTTTGTTTGAATTGTCAATGGCGTCATCTAGTTGCTGAACATCCCATTCATAGTTTTCATTACTATACCAAGCGTATATGCAAACCTCTTCGTTCGGCCTATGAATTAAAGCCCAAGGCGAGAATTCGTGTTCTGGAAATTCAAAGTTTTCGGTCAAAGAATCCTTGTGAATAAAAATGGCATACGATTCAATTTCTCTATTGCCGCCTTCTTCATAAACATACTCACCATTTTCATCTTCTGTTTCAAGGTCACCAAATCCATCAAAAATAATTTTGATTTCTGGTGCTGTTGAAATGTTTTCTCCGATTACCAGATCATCTTGATCCTCTAGCATCGAATCACTTAAAAAATTTGTAAGTATTTCACAATACTTTTCATAATCATAATCCATATTATAGACCCTCAATAGTAGACCAAGTTTTTAACTTTTCTCTTTTGGCTTTTCTTGCCGAATTAATAGACCAATCTGATATTATACACTTTTCAACCATAATGTCAATCATCGCCAACAAATCACCAACCTCTTCTTCTAAGGATTGTTTATTTGTTTTGCCTGTTGATGGATGTACTGAATCAAAACCAAACCTAAACACCTTGGATATCGCCTGTGTCACTTCAGCACATTCTTCTTGTGCAATACAAAACACTTCTTTGGTTTGCTCGTCCATCATTTTCCTTCATTCAGTAACATGGAATTACCGGTATTGCCATAACCACCATCAACAAAATCTTTTGCAATAGATTCTGCCAGTTGTTGTGAACTCACGGTTTTCCTTTCAATAACATTTTCATTTTGGTATAATGCAACTTCCCACACACTAAAGGAATTATCCCAATGTTTTCTGAGTAATTGCACGGAAGCCTTTCGACCAGTGCCATGATATAGCACTTCTTTGTTTAATTGCATAGTATAACTCCTTATGATATCCAAGAAATGAATCGGTTGAGAATCACACGATTGTTGATTCTGTTGCCGGCATATTTTGTAAAAGCAGACACAATACCTCTGGTGGTGGCATTTTCACGAACTTCGAATTCCGCATCATCTTCAAGATCAAGACCATTGCTTCTCAGAATGTAATAGTCATCAAATCCAGTTTTTGTGGAAATTGCATATTTGTTTTTGACAAATTCTTTTTTGAGAACATCGATTTTACCATAGTCTACACGTTCATTTGTTTCAACATCATGGAAATATCTAATTTTGTTCTTATATTCGGATGTATGAGTAACATAGAAGCCAATTACATGTGAATTGGTTCGGTGTTTTAACAAACGAATTAAAGCATCTGTTTGTTCCATTCTGCTCCATCCAGCCCAATCATATTTTTCTTCAAATCTTGTTTTTCTATCACGAATAACAACAGTTGGAGCTCCATAAGAGTTTCTAATTGGTATGGTATGTTTTTGTCCATCTTTACCAAAATGAATATCGTGTATCTGATTGCTTTCACCATCAGTCAGAAAAACTGTATTGATAATTTGCAAATGATTTTTCTTTTGAAATTCTGGAACAATTTCCATAGCTGCAATAATAGCTTCATTCAAAGGTGTGCCACTCATACGCATCCAAATAGGAAGAATCCAAGACGTAGACACTTTGCGGTCTCCTAGTCCAGATATTTCCATCAATACTGTGCCTGCTGTAGTAAAGTCTTTGTTGTTCATTCTACTGGATAGAATGTTTAACAATCCAAAACGATTACATCCTAAATCGCGGTGTTTGAAATTGAATTCACACATATATTCTTCTTTCGTTTCTTCATTGAAAGAATATACTTCGAATGGAATGTTAACCTTACGGCAGAACAAAGCCAGATTCAATAATTGTTTGACTGTATTGCCGATATGATTTGTCATTGAACCAGACCAATCCAAGAACATAATCAGTCCGTGCGATTTACCGTCCGGCATAACTGTGATCTTTTTGAAAATATCTTCATTGAATTTGTATGAAAATATTTTATTCATATTCAATTCACCAGTTTTTGATATTGAAGTTTTTTTCAATTGCTCGGCATTTTTCTTCAATTCAAATTCTTTTACCAAAAAAGAAACAACTTTATTTGATTCCTTTTTGAATTTCATAAAATATTTCAAACTTTCTTTTAAATTGAAATACTGTGAATCTTCTATGAAATCTTTATATAGATTTTTGTAATCATAAATTTTCTTTGTATCAAATTTTGGAACACAAACATAAACAATATCTTTATTGCTTTTTGAAAAAAGCTGTTCTTCGTTCTTTTTGTATGCTTCGTCAGTTTTTGATTTTAATTTTTCATCAATATCTTTTTTTGAATTGTTTTTATTTTCAGAATTGGAATCATCAGCATCTTGCTTATTGTCGTTTTGTTCTCCGGGAGAACCTTCTTCATTATTATTTCTAGCATCAATAATAATATCAAATTCTTCTGGTGAATTTTCATTGGATCCATCCATGGATAATCCATCTTGGTCACCATCATCTGTGATAATACCGATTTTAATTTTTGTTTTTTCTTCTTTTTCCAATTCATCTTTCATGTAATCATAAATTTTCTTGGAAACTTCAATCACCTCATCATATTTTTCACACGATTCAACTTCTTTAATCAGTGATTTTTCGAAATCTGTGAATTTGATGCCTAGTATTGGCCCGATTTTATGAAGCAAATTCATCCGATCAATGAAATTGTATTCTTGCAAATCTTTTCCTTGAATTTCGAAAAAATCTCTTTCGTTCAATTCAACATATGCTTTGACAAAACAATTTTTTAGACCAGGATATTTGTTTTTAATTTTTCTTTCGATGCGATAATCTTCAACCACATTGACAATAGACATATGCACACCGTCATTTTTTGCGGTTTGCATTTCTTCAAGTGGAGTGTACAGTGCATGGCCAACTTCATGGCCAATAAAAAGGTCATAAAGATCGGAAGAAAGTTTTTCATCCAATTTAGGAATTGTCAAAACACGATTTAAAACATCAAAACTTGCAGTTCTGACATTTGCTTGTTCAACAAAAAGATTTTCTGTAGCCATTAGTTTGGCTAGAAGCGATTTTGAATCAAAATTTGACATTATTTTTTCTCCGTAATTACCAAAACATTGCCTGTCGGAGTCGTTTCGACTTGCAATAACAGTTCGGTGCCTTCTTTCCAACCTTTTTCTTGAATCAGTTCATCAGGAAATTGCAAAATTGCATCTCCAGATTCATCATCAGCTTCGATTAGATCAACGATCCAAGATTTTTGCTGCATGTTTCACCTTACGATTGTATTTTACATCATTTTTGTGCTTTTGCACAGGTTTAATTGGCGTCCTGCACACGGGACGTTGTAATTTTACAACAAATTTGGTGTTTTTTTTCATTTTAACGCCTCATTTTTGATATTTCCGCTGCTTCTTCAGTATTAAAAACAGGAACAGCGTTGGATTTGTGTAAAGTTGCTATTCCGAGCATCTTATCACCAGTGTAAATCTTAGTTTCCGATTTTGTTGCTGATCCTCCACTGGTATTTAATGAAGGATAATTTTGAGTTTCACGAACATATGGCTTGGGAGAACTCCAAGCAGTAACATTTGTGTTAATTTTTGATTTTGGTTGATATTTTTTAACAATACAATCCCACTCATCAGCGAGTTTACGCTGAGCCGCAGTAGGTTTGCGTTTTTTAGACTTTGGTGTGCGGGTATAGATTATCATGCAAATATCTCCATAACAGATAACAGTATTATATCTGAATTGAAGCTATTTGTCAATGATTCTGTTGTATAAAAACAACAGTTTGAAATTAATTAAATTGTTTTAATTTCTTTTTTGAAGAATTTGTATAATTCTCATCTTCATAATTATCATAATCAGACAAATATTCATCATAATTATAATTAATTAATTTTTTTGTTGGATCATTTCGATGACCCCGTTTTTTGTTTGCTGAGAAATTGTAATCATCACTATAGTCTCTATCTTTACGAAACTTTGCAACAAATTTTGACACGAAAACTCCTTACTTTAAAACTTCAAAATTAATGCCTCTGATTTTTGTTTCCGGTGCATTTTGCAAATCGGAATCTGTGATATATGTTATGTCTGACAGAGGGTAACAGAACTTAACAACCTTTAATAAATTACAAACTGTGCCATCACCATCATTAAACTGAAATATTTCATCGACACACTTTAAATTTTGAATTATTTCTCTACGAACATCATATTTTTGGTGTAACACGCCGGTTTTTAACAACAATAACATGTCGGTGTGTAAACCGACAACTAACCAGTCACCTCTTTGTTTGCATTTTTTTAGGAACCTCAACTCTTTTATATTGAGTGGATCGAATATGCCAGAAGTTACTATTATTTTATCTCGGTTCATGGAAGCATATTTGGAAAAGCCTCTTTAATAAATTTATAATTTAAACCTTTAACACCTTGGTCTTTTTGAAAGATTCCAATAATTATTTCAGCTTCACGGGGCTCGATTGAATTTAATATTTGAAACAACAATTCCGTTCTTCTTTTTTCTGTTAATTGTTCTGCTGTTGGGTCTCCAGACCTAAAAATATACAAACGGCGCAATTGTGAATTTAAACTGTCGTAAGTTATTCCCGGCAAAACATCATTTGGTACTGTATAGTTTTCTGGAAGTTCTTTTACTTTCCATTGATAATCTGGATGATATGTTAATTTCAAAATATCAACCAATGTCTGTGATAAATTATTACCAATGACATTGAGTTTTTCTTGTTTTGTTTTGGCATTTTCAAATTCATCAAAAATTTCATAAATTTGTTTCATTAAAATTCCTCAATAACTTCCATTAAATTTTTAAGTTTATTTGCAATAAAATAATCTAGTATTTTACCTTTAGATGCTGGTTTTGTTTCTTCATAGGTATTTATAATTTTGTCTTTAATATCACCCGGAATGTTTCTGAGGTCAATTAATACTTGATTGCGAGAAAAACCGATCTTAGCCTTTTCATCTTCCCAATTTGCACAATCCTCAGAAAGAAACTTTTCCATTTTATTTTTGCTGATTGGTGTTTGTCTTGTTTTTGTAACAAAACAATCAGAATTGGAAAGAATGTTTGGAATTCCATCACCCTTATCACCAGAGATAATTTTTTCTTTGAGATCGACTAAAGGATTTTTAGAAACGATAAATTTCTTTTGGGCTGGATTATATTGTTTGATGTGGTGTCCCAACTTTTGATTATTGTACATCTGTAACTGTAGGAAATCTCCATCACTGGAAATAATCAAAACATTTTCATGTGCGACAGCTCTTGGTGCCAAAGTTCCAATAATATCGTCCGCCTCAGCTCTTTCCACATCAATTACTTTGTAGGGAAAGTTTTCTTTTAGTTCTTGTTTGAATTTCGTTAACATATCAAAAATCATATGCCAATCCAAATCGGATTTTTCTCTGGCTTTTTTTCTATGTGCCTTATAGAGTGGAAAAAATTCTTTTCTCCAATAATTTCTATTGTCACAACACAAAACAACTTCTCCATATTCCTCTCGAAAGTTTTTCAGGTGTGTTCTAATAATATTCAGAACCATATGTCTGATTAAACTTTCCTCAAGTTTTAGTTTTGGTTTTTGATTGGCAATTTGAGCCATCAAACCTGCCAACAATACTTGGTTCAAATCAACTAAAATCATAATATACCTTTTAAGTTTTTTTTATTGTATCACAAGTTTTGACCACTTGTCAAGCATTTCACTAGTTAATTTGTCGGAGGTTGTTGTTTTTTTGTTTACCATTCCATACCAATCATTATCAATCATTCTGGAAACATATTCTCTAGGTTCAATTAAAATGGCTTCAAAATTTTCTAAATTGTTCACATTATAATCTTCATCCATTCTGAAAATTGTTATGTGATATAAATCACCAAGAGATGTTCCTCCTATTTTTTCGCCACGTTCCATATAGTCTGCTGTTTCAATCCTCACACTATCGTTTTCCTCGTCCTCTATATTTGGAATAAAAAAAAGTATATCAAAATCGTCAACGTCTTTTAAAAAATCTAACATCTTAATCCTTTAATGTGTGATTTTCTTACTCTTACCATAATCCAAGTATTATAGTATCCATCGGTTTCTAAAACAGAATTAATAAACTGTTCTTTAGCTTCAAGATAACCACATTCACCTTTTGATTTACATAAGTGCAATATTTCACGTTTAAAATTCTCTTGGCCACACTTTGAAATGTCTTTTTTTAATTCTTCGTTGCTGCCATAATATGTTTTCCAATCAGAAGAAATTTTTATTCTCTTTTTCTTGCCCTTGACTTGTTTGGTTTTTGATGCATAGAAAAATTTTTTACCGATATATTTCTTTTGATTTTTTAAATTGGTGATACAGTAAACGAAACCATAATTTTCACCTACCATATCTTCCGTAAAATCATTTTTGTTATAAATCCAATTTAATTCCATTCTTCGTCCGTTTCATCATCTGAATCCTCTATATATTCAGATTCGGACAAATCATCGATGTTTTCTCCACAAAACGGACAAATTTCTGGATATTCTTGTGATACCAATTGTTCTTGATATATTATGTCATATGATGATTCGCAGTTTGAACATTCTGCTGTTATTGTTTTCATTTTTTATCTCCTTTTCATCAATGAGCCCAAACATCACCCCAATTTCCTGTGATTGCACCTTTTGCATAATCTGTAGCACGATTTTCAAAAAAGTTGGTGTGTGTTGGCGCATTGATCATTTCTTCTACCCATGGAAGTGGGTTGCGTTTAACTTTAAAAATACCTTTCATACCCAAACCAATTAATCTACGATCAGCAATATAACGAATATATTTTTTCACATCATCTTTTGTTAGACCTTGCATTTCTGTTATTCCAAAAGCTAGATCAATAAATTTATCCTCAAGTTCAACCATTTTTTCAGCAATAGTGTATATACTGGATTTCAATTCATCATTCCAAATTTCATTATTCTCATGTATATAAGTTTTAAATAGTTTCATCATATTTTCGGCATGCATTGTTTCGTCAACAATCGACCAAGTTACGATTTGTCCCATTCCCCTCATCTTACCTTGTCTTGGAAAGTTTAATAACATCACAAAAGAAGAAAACAACTGCATACCTTCGGTAAATGCAGAAAATACCGCAATGTGTCTGGCTGTATTCTCTTTGCTGCCGTTTTGGTTTGCTAAATTTAAAACATAATCGTGTTTATCTTTCATTTCAGAATATTCCAAAAACTCACTGTATGTTGTTTCTGGTAAACCCAAAGTTTCAATTAAATGTGAATATGCTGCAATATGTAAAGCTTCACGGGCAGAAAATCCCAACAACATCATTCTAACTTCAGGCTGTCTAAAATATGGCAAATAGTTGCGAACATAACCACCAGCAACATCAATGTCACCTTGTGTGAAGAATCGAAAAATGTGTGTTAAAAATCTTTTCTCATCTGTTGTCAGCTTTCTCTTCCAGTCCTTTTCATCTTCTAACATAGGAACTTCTGTGTGCAACCAATGAGATTGTTCGTGTTTTAACCAGGCTTCATATGCCCAAGGATAATTAAACGGTTTGAAATTATTTCTTTCGTCCGTTAAATTTGAATCTATTTTTTTAATCATTAATCCATTCCTGTAGTTCTTTAAGTGATCTTACTCCGATAAACCTTTTACATTCTGTGTTTGCATCGAACATAATTAATGTTGGAACACTTCTTATTCCATAATCCATAGCTATATCACTATGCGTGTCTATATCAATAACTTCAATTGGAATTTTATAATTTTGATTGACTGTTTCCAAATTTTTTGATAATGTTTTACATGGTTGACACCATGATGCTGTAAATCGTAAAATCCTTTTCATTTTTTTTCCTTAATTTCTAATAATTTAAAATAATTTAAAATTTTAATGTACATCCATCCTATATCAAACTCAAACCATTTCCTACTCAGTTTTGGATTAGCAGGGTCAAGATGGTGATTATTATGAAGGCATTCACCACCAATGACAATGCCAATAGGAAATATATTTCTGGATTGATCAGATGTTTTTCCATTTCTGTACCCCCAAAAATGTCCTACGCCGTTAATAACTCCTGCAGCCCAAAATGGAATCCAAATCATTTGTAAACCCCAAATAAGGACCCCCCACCAGCCGAATATAATGAGGTTGAGCAAAAAGAGAATGCTAACGCCAAGTCTGGAATGAGAACTGTATATGTTGCGCTCCAACCAATCAGAAGGAGTGCCAACACCGTATGTATTAACCATGACTTTATCTTTTGATGCTTCATTGTATAACAGTGCTCCCTTAAATAAAACTGTCCATATTCCATAGATTTTTGGACTGTGAGGATCTCCATTTTCTTCCGTATAACGATGGTGTTTTCTATGTATAGCAACCCATTGTTTGGTTACCATACCGGTTGTTAACCACAACCAGAATCGCATAAAGTGTTCAACAACCGGATTAAAAGTAATTCCTCTGTGCGCTTGACCTCTATGCAAATAAAGTGTGACACACATTATTGTTATGTGTGTCATAACAAGTAAATATATTATTTCCAAAATTTAACCCTCACAAGCAATACAATCATTGCCTTGTGCAATCTGTGACATATCCAATTCTTTTATAACTTCTCTTTCAATTTTTTTGGAAACTTTATCGGCTTTAGCTAATTTTTCACTGCGGCAATAGTAAAGTGTTTTTAAACCTTTTTTCCAAGCCATGAAATGTACGGCATGTATGTATTTAATATTGCTATCTGGTCTAAAGAAAACATTTAATGATTGTGCTTGATCTATGTATTGTTGTCTATCAGATGCATGTTCAATGACCCATCGTTGATCTATTTCCATAGATGTTTTAAATACAGCTTTTGTGTTTTCATCCATCCAATCTAGGTGTTGAACAGAACCATCATTTGCAATAATACTTGACCAAATGTCAGCATATATTTCCTCACCCTTTGGTGTTAATGGAGTACCATCGGAAGAAAGGTGTGACATAATAACTTTGTCAAGATGTTTATTCTTATTTAAAAATGAGCCCGATAACGTATCCTGACGATAAGCATTAGCACGATAAGGTTCAATGCTAGGACTAGTATTTCCCATAATGATAGACGAAGAAGCATTTGGAGCGATAGCCATAAGATGACTAAAACGTTTACCAAAGCCAACAGCATCTGGTGCCTCTCCCCTAATTTTTCCAAGAGTCTCGTTAGCATCATCCAATCCTTTTCTGATGTGTTTAAAAATTGAATTGTTCAAAACTTTTGCCATCACTCCTTCAAAGGCCACATTTTTTTGTTGTAGGTATGCATGAAAACCTAATGCACCAATACCAATAGACCTTTCACGAAGAGCAGAATATTTTGCTCTTGAAATAACATCAGGAGCGTTATCAATAAAATATTGTAAAACATTGTCTAACATTTCAGCAACGTCATGTAGAAAATGTTTGTTGTCTTTCCAATCATCATAATATTCTAAATTCAAAGAGGATAAACAACAAACCGCAGTTCTTTCTTCATTTGTTGGAAGAATAATTTCGGAACAGAGATTTGATTGATTGATTCTTAAACCTTTTTCTTTTAACCATTCAGGCATCAATCTATTGCTTGTATCAATAAAATGAATATATGGTTCTCCCGTATGCATACGCAGTTCCAATAATTGTTGCCATAAGTGTTTGGCAGAAACAATTTCTCGGACCTCGCCGCTATGTGGATCTTTTAATTCCCAACTATCATCAGCAGTATTATCAATCATACACTTTTCAATAATTTGCATGAAAGTGTCTGGAATATTAACTGCATGATGTAAATTTAGGCAACGCATATTTTGGTCGCCTGTTGGTTTCCTTATCTCTAAAAAGGAGATAATATCTGGATGGCTAATATCAAGGTAAGCAGCATAGCTGCCACGACGAGTGCGACCCTGCCTATACGCAAGAGAACTTGCATCGTAGATTTTGAGGTGAGGCATAACACCAGTAGACTTGTCATCTGCTGAACGGATGCCAAAACCAATACCAACCCCACCCCCAAGCATAGATAGCCAATTAGTTTCTGATAGATTATCAACTAGTCCCTCCGCAGTATCTTCAATATAGTTAAGAAAGCAGCTAATAGGAAGACCACGCTTGCTGCGCCCAAAAGAAAGAATGGGAGTAGAATAAGATAACCAATGCTTACTGCTGTATTCATACAACCTCTGAGCGTGTTCTTGATTACTACCAAACGATTTACTTACAAAGGCAAATCGCTCTTGAGGAGAAGTTTCCTCCTCCTTCATATAACTTTCTTTTAATCTAATTTTTCCCAATTCATCAAATAATGTATCTCTTGTATAGTCTACCGTGATGCCATGCAATATATCAGACATTCAACACTCCAATTTTATTTTATTTTTCAACAAATTCACTCACCATAGGAAATACTTTGGTGATTACCTTAGCGCACATCTTCGCTACTTCGATATGCTCCTTCTGTGTACCATTTGCACTTCTTAATTGAATATAGTGCAACCAACTACGGAGTGTGCCATTGACATAAAGCCGAGAAACAGTATTGCCTTCTGGTAGAATTGCTCTAGCCTGTTCTTTAGCAATACCTTTACTTATCGCCCACTCATACGCTTCTTTTGATTTTTTAATCAATTCATTCTGTATATTTTCCCATTGATAAGCAATTTGTCTGTGCTCATCATTTTTGAGATCCAATTCAATGCTATTCTGACGGTTTTTGACATCCTGTAGTCTCGCTTCACGAATTACGAAATCTAGGTCCTTTGTTGGGTCAGCATACCTCTGTGAGAACTCCTGAAAACTAAACGACCTGTGCCTCAACATCTGCCTCGCAATATCCCTTGTCGTTTCAATTTCCAAACACATATTCACCATT